TGAAACTGTTACAATATGTCATGCACACCACTTAAAATTACATTCAATATACGGGCGTAACCCAACATTACATTCAGCGCCTAAACAAAAACGTTGGGTAGAGATTCAAAGAGGAAAGCATGGCTTGGTATAATTTTTGGCAAAAGGAGGCAGAGGAGAAGTTAAATCCCGCACAGCCTCATTTTGATCATAAAGTAGAGTCTTCTCGTGAAAAGCACACAAGCTATGAAAGGGCTTACGAAGACCTAGAAATTGTTAATCGCGGCGTAAATATGATTGTAGACGACTGCGCTGAAATAAATACAAAAATTGGTGGACAACTTAATACAACAAGTGTTGTAAAGAACATTAAAAGATCTAGGGTAAACTTATTACTTAATAAAGAGCCTAATCTTTTTCAAGATATTAGTACTTTTCGTCGTAATCTAATTACGGACTATCTTTTAGACGGCAATGTTTTTATGTATTTTGATGGAGTACACCTCTATCATTTGCCCGCTAGCAAGATGCATATTCATGCTAGCGAGTCTACTTATATTGAAAAGTTTACTTATAATGAGACAATTAATTACTCTCCTAGTGAAATTATTCACATTAAAGAAAACTCTTTTTATTCTATTTATAGAGGAGTCTCACGACTAAAGCCGGCCCTGCGTACTATGGTTCTTATGAAAAATATGCGAGAGTTCCAAGATAATTTCTTTAAAAATGGAGCCGTTCCAGGTCTAGTACTTAAATCTCCAAACACCTTATCAGAGAAAATTAAAGAGCGAATGATTCAATCTTGGACTGCTCGATATCGTCCAGATGCAGGAGGTCGTAGGCCTCTAATTCTCGACGGCGGAATTGAAGTGGATAGTATTTCAAATGTAAACTTTAAGGAACTTGACTTTCAATCCGCAATTACAGAAAACGAAAAAATTATTTTGAAGGCGCTTGGTATTCCCCCGATTCTTTTAGACTCTGGAAACAATGCGAACCTTCGACCAAACATGAGACTTTACTACTTGGAAACAATTCTTCCCATAGTAAGAAAAATTAACTTTGCTCTAGAAAGATTCTTTGGATTTGAAATTATTGAAGATGCTACTAATATTCCCGCACTTCAACCAGAGTTACGAGACCAAGCTCAGTATTTTTCAGCACTTGTAAATACTGGTATTATTACTCCAAATGAAGCAAGAGAAGCAATTAATTTCGACCCTATTGAAGGTTTTGATGAACTGCGAGTACCTGCAAATATTGCAGGGAGCGCGATAAATCCTGATGAGGGTGGACGCCCAGAAGAAGGAGAAACTGATGGCTAGAGCACGCGCAAGAATGGCTGTACTGCAAGATGTTGCAATGTATATGTTAGAAGTAGGTCATGTTATGACCAGAAAAGAGTGGGAACTTGATTCAAAGGCCCCTGTTCGAATCGGAATGATTTTTAATCTTTTCGGTAATTGGCCGCGGATGGTAGGTATTCTTGAACACGAAATGCCTGACGCTTGGAAACAAATTAATGCTCCTAAAGCAGCTCCCGCACCAAAACCTGCGCCCAAGCCCAAAGAGAAAGTTAAATCTAATCCTCTTGAGGCTTTGAGCAAAGCTGCCCCGGCAGAAGAAAAGAGTGAAGACTAATGGAAAAGATTTTTAATCTTACATCTACTTTTAAAGCTCTGGACGAAGATGACGGAGGGGTTCATATCTGCGGTATGGCAAGTACTCATGATGAGGATCGTGCAAATGATGTTATTATGGCAGAAGCTTGGACAAAAGGTGGACTTCGCAATTTTGAAAAGAACCCTATTATTCTTTTCAATCATGATTATAATAAGCCTATTGGTAGAGCCACAGGACTTAAAGTCACTGAAAATGGTCTTGAACTAAAGGCTAAAATTTCAAAATCCGCGCCTGATCATGTGGCGCAATTAGTAAAAGAAGGCATTCTTGGAGCATTTTCTGTTGGTTTCCGAGTCAAGGATGCTGATTACCTATCGGAAACTGACGGATTAAAGATTAAGGATGCTGAGTTGTTTGAAGTATCAGTTGTATCGGTACCTTGTAATCAAGCAGCAACTTTTTCTCTGGCGAAGTCATTTGACTCTATGGATGAGTACAATGAATTCAAGAAAACTTTCACCAATCGTGTAGATCTAGCCGGTCAGTCTCTGGCTAAGGATGAAAATTCATTTATAGCTAGTGAAACACCGGACGAAGCGGAAAAATCCGCTAAACAGGAGATCAAAATGTCGGAAGAAGTAAAAACTCCCGAAATCGACTTGGAAGCTTTTGCGAAGAAAGTAGCAGAGGAGACTGCTGCTAAGATCGCTATGAAGCAAGCTGAGACGAAAGCTGTCGAAGAAAAGGCAGCCCAAGAAGCAGAAGAGAAGGCAGTTCAAGAAGCTGCTGAAAAAGCTGCTCAAGAAGAAGAAGTCAAGTCTGCAATCACTACTGGTATCGAATCTGGTACTGAGCGACTGTTGGCTGACGTACAAGAGGATCTGAATAAGCGTAATAGCGATATGGAAGAGACTCTGGCTAAGTACAAGAAGGACCTCGAAGAGAAATCTGACGAAATCTCTAAAATGCGTGAGTCCAAGCGTGTATTTGGCGATCGGGCTGAGAAGTCTGATATTGCTAAGTGGGGCAATGACTTTGTAACTGCTCACATGCTGGGTGTTATGACTCGTAAGGGTTGGGACACTGATTTTGCACGTGACTTGCAAGAGAAGGCTGGCGTAAACTACGCTGCTAACGCTGCTGACATCGACCAGGAAGTTTCTTCACTGATCGAAAAGGAAATCATGAATGAGCTGAAAGTAGCTCGATTGTTCCGTGAGCTTCCTGTCAACGGTGGTGCAACTGTATTGCCAATCCAAACTGATGCTGGTAAAGCTGCTTGGGCAGCCGACGCTACTTCAGGAAACTTGGAGAACCGTCCCCAGGTAACTGCTAACCAGTATAACGCTAAGCAAGTTGTTCTCAACGCTTATCGTTTGGTATCAACCACCTTTATGAACAACGACGTAGACGAGCAGGTACTCATTAACTTGATGCCTATGCTGGTTGAGTCAGTTGCTCGCGCACATGGTCGTGCAGTAGAGGATGTTATCATCAATGGTAACGGTACTATTTCTGGCTTGGACAACTATGCAGCTGCATATGATCCCGGTACCTTCTCTTTGGCTGCAGGCACTCGCTTAACTTCAGCCATGCTGTTAGGCGCTCGTGAAGCAATGGGTAAGTATGGTCTTTCGCCCAGCGATATGGCTTACATTGTTAGCCAGCAAAGCTACTTTGATCTGTTGAATGACAGCAACTTCCAGACTCTGGACGAAGTTGGTTCTGATTTGGCCGCTCGAGTTGTTGGTACTATCGGTGCTGTTTACGGTTCGCCCGTAATCGTATCCGAAGAGTTCCCCGCAGAAGTAGCTGCTGCTCCTGCTGCATTCGCTTGTTACACTCGTAACTATGTTATGCCTCGACTCCGTGGTGTAACTGTTGAGCAAGATTACGAAGTCATGAACCAGCGTCGTGTCATCGTAGCTTGTCACTTGGTTTTGAAGAAATTCTGGCCGGTGACGGTGCAGGTAACGAGCCTGTAATCAAGATTGATCACGAAGCTTAATTAGCTTTATAAACTGGGGAGGTTTTCCTCCCCAAGTTTTTATTAATGGACTTATGACTGATTTAATTACTTTAGCAGATTATAAAGAAATAGAAGGAATTAGCAGTCCTAAAGAAGACCTGCGTCTAGCAACTTTAGTTCCTTCTGTGAGTCAATTAGTAAAAACTTATTGCGGTAATTCATTAATAGATTATTATTCTACTAATAAAGTTGAACTTTTTAGTGTAAATTGGGCTACTCATATATTACAGCTTACAGAAAGTCCTGTAAACAATATTGTATCGGTAGAGAAAAGAGACTCAGTAGATGAAAATTATGCCACTGTTCCAACTACTGAATATTATTTAGATACAGCTACGGATAGTGTGCTGTATGTAACAGGACGTACCTATAAAAACTGGCCACAAGGAGCGGGGTCAGTAAGAGTTACCTATACTGCAGGATACAGTAGTTGTCCTGAAGATTTAAAACTAGCAGTTGTAGATCTTATTACTTACTATTTAAGAGACGAGCACAAAGAAAGAAGAACTTTAGGTGGAGCCAGTATACAAAATCAGGGGTCAACTAGTCTGGCGAATAGCGTAGCATTCCCGGATCATATTAAGAGAGTTCTTGATATGTATAAAAACTTTTAATGAGCAAAGCTCTTGTAGACAAACTTATAAAAGAGTTTTTAACAAACCCTCGGTATCGCCGACGCTGGGACACGGTTTTACGAAGTCATATGGGGGGATTCCCTCATATTACTACAATTACAAAAGAAGATTTAATCACTTTGTATAAGAATAATACAATAGCAGCCTTATACAAAGACAGGTCGTTTAAAGATTTAAACGAAAGTGCAGAAAAAATAGCCTCAATAGAGGCAGCGGCAGTACATGCTGCAACTATAGTATTTAATAATTTTGAAACTTATTATGCAAAAACCCGAGGAAGAAGAAAGGGAAGTATATTTAAAGACGGAAATGAAATAGTTATTCGACAGCCTCAAGGACTTCATTCTAGTATACGGAATATTATTTCTAAACAAGGATGGAATGCCGTTAGTAACTTTGGGGGTTTTGATAAAAAAACATCTCAAAAACTAAAAGCAGGAGATACTCTTGGAGTATTTAATCGAAGAACTCAAGTTCTTCACGAAGATAAAACTACTGTAGGGTCATTTTCATTAGCAAAACTTTATGAAAATCTCCTTTCTAATGTAGTAGAGTCTGATTTTACTCCTTCTCAGACCGCAGTAATTGCACGGTCTATTGGAGAATATTACGGAGATGTAGTAGGAACTTGGAAAAAACGAACAGATGTTAAAGAATATTCTGTATCAGATACTTTAGAAATTCCTTTGACTATTGGTGACACTACTAATAACCCTGCGGGTTCAGAAGAGTATGACTGGAAACAAATTCGAAAAAAATTAGAAGATATACTAGCAGAAGAATGTCTTCGAGGTACTTTTGGTCAGCAATATATGGAAGCGGGAGGCAGCAAACCTCTTACTACTCGAGTTCAGGAAAGAGCATTACATATTGTAGCAGATAAAATTAAAAAAGAGTTAAAAACATCAAAAAGTATTTCTGTTACAGTATCTAAGTTGCCCGAAGAAGAAACCTCGAAAGGAAGTACTGGAACTGCAAAAATTGCAGGAGCTTCTGCACAACGAAAAAAGAAAAAGAAAGCGAAGAAAAGCTATCCAAGAGCTACTAAAGCTCAAAAAAGTGCTAAATCACCAATAGCTTTACTAGCTTTAATTAATCAAGCACTTCCAAATGTACTTGTAAAAAATATGGGAGAGCCCAGGCTTGTAAATCGCACAGGACGTTTTGCACAAAGTGTAAGAGCCACAGATATTAGTACTACACGAGCAGGATACCCAAGTATTGGCTATACTTACCAAAAAAATCCTTATCAAGTATTTGAATCTACTAGTGGTTCAAGATTTTCAAGTAGAGAACGAGACCCTAGAGCTTTAATAGACCAGTCAATTAGAGAAATAGCAGCAACATTAGTGGTAGGAAGATTATACACTAGGAGAATGTAATGGCGGCAAGAACTTATACTTCTAGAAGGGCAAATATAGTACAAGCTCTTGCAGAGAAATTAAAAAATATTGATGGGTCTGGAGCATACTTATCTGATGTTGCTAACAATGTTCACCCTTATTTAAAGTTTTGGGATGAAGTAGAAGATTTTCCAGCAATTCATTTAAATGCGGGAAGTGAAACAAGAGAGTACCAAGGAGGGGGCTACAAGGATAGATTTTTATCAGTAACTATTCGTTGCTATGTTCAAGAGGAAGAAGCGCAGAATGCACTTAATGCTCTTATGGAAGACATTGAAACGGTTATTGAAGAAAACTCAAATTTACAATATTTTGACAAGCAAAATAATGAATTTAATTGTCAACAAATCACAATCATTAGTATTGATACTGATGAGGGTGTACTAGAGCCTTTAGGAGTGGGAGAAATTCTTATAGAGGTTCGATACTAGAAACGACTGGCACGAACAGATGTTCACGTCCACGTCCTTTCAATACGCATAGGAGATATTACTATGGCAGAACAATTATATTTTAGCCGCGACAGTAAATGCTTCATCGAATTTGATGGTGTAGTATGGGAAATTCCTGTCTTAGACGGCTTTAGCTTTTCACAAGCAAACAATAGCTCAGAAATTACACTTTCAGAAATGGAATCTTCTGCAGGAATAAGTCGAAGAGGTCGTCGTGCTTTTAATGATTCTCTCGCCCCAGGTGAGTGGTCCATTTCTACATATGTACGTCCTTTTACGTCTGCTGGCTCTGGTACCGGAGCTGCTGACGGGTCTGCAGAAGTTCACGCAGTAGAAGAGGTTCTTTGGGCGTTAATGGCGGGTGCAGATAACTACGATGGTACAACTTATGATTTTGATCGTAACGGTAGTAATGTAATTACTCCCGCAGGTTCTTCATCTGTAATTAACTTTGACGAATCAAATAAGTCAACTTTAGGAACTGCAAATATTTATTTTGTACTTGGCGATGCTTCGCGTTCTGTAGTTAAGTTAAAGGATGTAGTTGTAAACGAAGCGAGCGTGGATTTTGAAATTGACGGTATTGCAACCATTAACTGGAGTGGACAGTGTTCGGAAGTAATTGACTTTACAGGAAGCACAGAAGAAAATGCCACGATGCCCGTAAACGGTGACACGACTCAAGACGGAACTACAGTTGCAGTGGGAGATGTATGGCTGGACTCAGACGATGCGTACAGACTCTACGTTATGACAAATGTAGGAGCAGGCACAGAAGCATCTACTAGTTATGTCAATGAAAAGATTACTGATACTGCTAACTTTATTCGTAATCGACTTACTACACTAACTGTTACTCCCACGTCGCAGGACCCCGACAATGATAGTACAAATGAGCTTCAATCTTCATATAGTTTAACTCTAACTGGAGGAAATATTACTATTTCAAATAATATTACATATATTACTCCGGAAGAATTGGGTATTGTGAACGTTCCAGTAGGCCATGTTACTGGAGGTCGAGCAGTATCAGGAAGCTTTACTTGTTACTTAACCAGAGATACTAGTACTTTTGATTCTAACTTGTCAAGAGACTTCTTTGAAGATTTGCGTAACATTTCAAATGTTGTTACCAATTCTTTTGCACTGGTATTTGCAATTGGTGGGGGAAGCGGAAACCGCTTGGAGTTTAACTGTGCAACAGCGCACATTGAAATTCCTACGCACTCAATTGAAGATGTTATCTCTCTCGAGACTAACTTTATGGCACTGCCTCAGACAATTGATGACACAGACGAAGTAGTTCTTACTTATAAGGTATAATAAATACTACTCTTTAATAGGGGCTCCGGCCCCTTTTTTATTACTCCTACGAAAAATAAATCTTGACATTTCTCCTTATGTAAACTATAATACAATAGTTAGGAGTATAAAAACCAAGCCTTCAAGCAGAGTGAATTAAATGCCGTCAATATATAACTTTAAAGAAGATGTAGAAGTTTATGTAGTTAGCGGGGGTACAACATATAGAATATATGTAAGTAATATAACTTTTAGTCAGACGTTTTCTGAACAAAGTTATCCAGTTGCTACCATTCATTCTCCTAGTGACCTGTTTGAAGAAAGTGTTATAAATGCAGCTAACGTTGCGAATTTTTCTTTTGAAGTACCTTTACTGGCAGAAGATAACTATACTATATTACAAACTTTATTAGTCGATGTGACAGAGTTTGATTTATATATTAAAACACAGGCAGATACTTACCGCCTTCGAAAATCAGTAATGACAACCGGGAATTACGTTATCGAGCGATCTCGTCCCCTGGCTCTACAGATTTCGGGTGAAGCGGCACAGCTTTATAGAGGAGTAAGCGGATTTACTCCAAGCAGTGCATTTACAGATAAAACTTATATTATTCCAAAAGTGGAAATTTATTTAGATGGTCCTTCTCTTATGACGGATGTTGTGAGTGTCAGTATGGAACTTCAAAATGACATACAATGGACAGGGTATAAAACTGTAAATAACGCTATATCTGCAACCACGATGTATCCATCGGGGTTCACCTTATCTAAAAGAATATTAGCGGGATCAATTGCTCAATATTTAACAGATACAACAACATCGTATGCGTCAGATTTTAAGGCAAACGCCTCTCTTGACCTAAAAGCAGGAAGCGGGGATTTTAGTGCTTTAAGTAACACCTTTAGAGGTATTCATTTTTTAGGGGATGTTTCTTATACAACTAGAGTAAATACTGGCTCTCCTGTATTTTTACGAAACTATGATTGGAGGTATTCACCATTATATCCTTCCAATTTTGCAACAAAACTTAATTACGACACTGACTGAGGAGGTCATAAATGGAACTTAAAAAACTTATGGTCGATACTAAATCGGCATGGATTGATTTTGCGGGCTTGCCCGGATTTTCAGTAGAAGTAGCAAATCTTTCAAGAAAAGAACTTACATCTCTTCGCAAAAGATGCACAACTCAAAAATTTGATAGAAAAACTCGACAACTTGTAGAAGACTTAGACGAAGATAAATTTGTCACTGAGTTCGCAGAAGCAAGCATTAAAAATTGGAAAGGACTTACTGTTGAGCATTTAGAAACTTTGCTTCTTATTAATACGGATGATCAAGATCCTACAACAGAAATAGAGTACTCAAAAGAAAATGCAGAAGTTTTAGTAACTAACTCTACAGAATTTGATACTTGGCTCAATGAGGTAGTCTTTGATTTAGATAATTTTCGTAGTGGACGAGAAGGAAGAGTGTCTAAAAAGACTGGAAAAACTGCTTCAGAATAGCGACACTGGAATGACTCAAGATAGATATCTTGAGATGATGGAACAATTAGGAAGAGAACCAGCACCAGAAGAAATGCCTCCGGGCTGGGAAGATTTTCCAAGTATAGTAACCGATGCAGTACAGGCGTTCAATCTTTTAGGGGATAGAATTTATCCAGAAATAGGATATATCGGAAAAGACTATACAAATTTAAAATATTTTATAGAAGTCTACGGAATAGAGGATAAAGAGTTTTTCTTAGAAATATTATCCTTCTTAGACTCAAGAGCTATAAAAAAGTCCTCCGAACAACTGAAAAAGGAGTACGACAAGCTAAAGAGAAAATCGCGTGGCTAATTCGATTAACTTAAAAATTAAGGTTGATGACGATGGTAGTTTATCAATAATAGGAAGTGAAGCTAAAAAAGCTGCTGCCGAAACTGATAAATTAGGAACCTCAACCGACGAGTTATCGAAAAAGAGAAATCGCTATAATAAATTAGAAAAAGGCACTGCTCAGCTTGGTGCAAACACTACTAAATCTTTTGCTAAGCAAAGTCAAACAGTAGGAAGCGGTTTAGTTCCTGCGTATGCTGTTTTAGCTTCAAATGTTTTTGCTCTAAGTGCTGCATATAATTTCTTTAAGCGTGCTGCAGATGTAAAACTTCTCGAACAATCACAAGTAGCTTTTGCGGAAAAAACCGGAACAGCTTTAGGTTCTGTAACTCAAAGATTAAGAGAGGCTAGTGATGGTCTTTTAGGGTTTAGAGAAGCGGGAGAAGCAGCTGCAATTGGTCTTGCAAAAGGCTTTTCACCAAGCCAATTAGAAGATCTTGCAGAAGGCGCTAGAAAAGCTTCGACAGCTTTGGGACGTGATTTTCAAGATTCTTTTGACCGTCTAATTCGTGGCGCGTCAAAAGCTGAACCAGAATTACTAGATGAATTAGGTATTACTCTTCGGCTCGAAGAAGCTACACAACGATACGCTGATGCTATTGGTCGAAATAGAGACGAACTCAATGCAGCTCAAAGAAGTCAAGCCGTTCTTATAGAAACCCAAAGACAATTAAATGAGCTTTTTGGAGATGTGGATGGCGCTACTAATCCTTTTGTAAAATTAAGTAAAACTTTAGAAGATATCATTAAAAGTGCTACTCAATTTATTCTTCCCGTATTCGAAGGCATAGCAAATATTTTAAATAAAAGCGGTGCCGCAGCAGTAGCCGCTTTCGGCTTACTGGCTCTTAGTATTGGTAAAGCTGCACTCCCTATGGATGCAATTAAAGAAAAATTTGGAGACATAGAAACTGCTTCCAAAGAAAAGTTAGATAACGCTAAGGGCGCCCTAAGAGACTTTCAAGCAGATATAGAAAAAACAAATAAAAAACTTGATGATGCAAAAGTTGCCTCGGCCAAGTCTGTAGCAAGAGGTATTTTAAAGGAAGGAGACAAAGCAGGAGGAAGCGCACTAGTACAAAAAGTTGCAAAAGGTCAAGAATTAACACCTCAACAAAAAGGCCAACTTAAGAAAATGTTGAAAGATGCGGAAGCTCAATATAAACAAAGCGGCGCTATTCTTAAAAATACTTTTCAAGGCGTTAATATTGATATGGTACGCAGCTTAAAACTTAGTCTTGCAAAAATGGATCAATCAAATGTAGGCTTTTTTAAGAGAGCAGGTTTGATGTGGGACAAAGCAGGATTAAAGGCTAGAATATACTTTCAAACTATTAAAAATTTTGGAACGAAAACCTTTCTTGCTGCGGGTAAAGCTGCAGCATTTATGGGCAAACAAATGGATCGTGCAATGCGCCTCGCCGGTGTAGTTGGTATTCTTATAATGATAAAAGAATTAGTTATGGCTGTTGTTAACTCTCCTTTTAGCATTATTCGGTCTGTTGCGGCAGGTATTGATACTGTACTTAATTTTGTAGCTAAAGGTATAAATTATATTGCTCCCGGATTTTTTGGGTTTATTGATAGTTTTCTAAATGGGTGGCGTACAGTTGTTAAAAGTGTAAAAATGATGTTTAGCGACATGATTTCTACCGTTCTTGGTGGTTTGGATAGTTTTGTAAACGATATTGTAGACAAAATAAATGGATTTATATCTAGTTTAAATGCTTTTACTGGAAAAGATTTTGGCTTAATAGAATTTTCAAGTAACTTACAAGGTTCTTTTGCAGGTTTTGGGCAAGGAGCTATTGAAGTTAGTAATTTAGCGGGAGAATTTAAACCTTTAAATACAGAATCAAGTAAATTTGTCCAAATGTTGGAAGAAAGTTCTTTTGGTAAGTTTTTGAAGGGATTCCAAGACGGTAGACAAGCTACTGCAGCTTCTAATGAAGCACTAAATTCTTATATTGATAATTTGGACGTATTGAAAGAAAGTCTAAGTAATGTAGTAGCGGGAATGTCGGAAGAAACAGACGCGGCTAAAAAAGGACTTTCTGTAGCAAAAGCATTACAAAGTATGCAGGTGTCTTCTGCTCTTAGTGCAATAAATAAAAAGCGTTTAGGCGGATTTGATGAAAATGATGGCTTAACAGATTCTGAGACTCTTGGATTCGTAATGAATGCTAAAGATAGAGAAGAAGCAACCAGAGCTTTAATGGAGGCTTTAGAGGGTTTAGGGAGTGTTTCTGAGTCTTACCAAAGAGCTGTACAAAATATGAATTTTGAAGAGTTAGAAAGACTTGAAGCTGCTGCAAGTGCTGCTGTTTCGGGATCCTCGACTTTGAAGACAGGAATAGACGAAATAGGTACGCAATTAAGAGATACTCTTGGAGGTGGAGATATTCTAGGAGCAATCCGTAATTTAGAAGAGTTAAAGCGTACTTCTGAAGATACCTCAAATGCTTTCACTACTCTCGGACAGAATGAAGCAGCTATAAAAGCTTTAAAAGATTATAACGAAGCCTTAAAAGCAACAGGCATGACCGCAGACGAATTTTTAGCAAAACTATATGCCATAGATATAGCTCAAAGAGCTCTTAACATAGCTGAAACAGCTGCTTCATTTACTTCTGGCAGTCTTGCTACCTCTCTAAATCTTCAAAACAGCATAAGAGCAGACCAAATTCGATTAATGACAATCGAAATGCAATTAAAGACTAATCTAGAAGTAGCCGATAGGGAGAAACTTGAAAGAGAAAAACAATTACTTCAAATTAAAACTCAACTTGCAGGAGCTCAATTACGACTAAATGCTGCGCAACAAATTGGTAGTAGAATTGGGTCTTCTTCCCTTCCGGGAGCGTTTGCAGGACAGCAAGCACGAGACGCAGCAGGAGCGGCAGTACAGAATGCCCAAAACGTATTAGAGGGGCTAAGACAAAGAATTAGTGACGGAGAGGATTTAACAAAGGAGCTTGAAGCGGCTCAAGCTGCACTTCAAATCGCCCAAGCACAAAACATACAAGTAAGTATTAGTACTGCTATTTCAACGTTTGATAACTTAGCAGAAGACTTTAGAAAATTAGGCCCAGAAGGTGAACTAATGGCCGCAATGTCAAGTGGCATTGCAAATATAGCCGAAACTTTTACGAGTGCATTTCAGATTATAGGCACCGAAGGAGCAAGTGCGGCTGATAAAATAATGGCAGGCATGAGCGCTGCAATGAGTATTATTCAAACAATTGGTTCTGTACAAAAAGCCGCTTCGGAGCAAAGAGTTCGAGCTTTAGACCAAGAAATTGAAGCAGAGAAAAAACGAGACGGAAAATCAAAACAGAGTCTTGCAAAAATATCGCAGCTTGAGAAAAAGAAAGACGCAGAGAAACGAAAAGCTTTTGAAGCAGATAAAAAGATGAAGATTGCACAAACTATTATGGCAACAGCCACAGGTGCAATGGAAGCTTATAAGGCAATGGTGGGTATTCCTTATGTAGGCCCCGCAATTGCTGCTGCCGCGGCTGCTGTGGTTGTTGCAATGGGTGCCCAACAATTAGCAACTATTCAGAGCATGACATATAATGGGGGAGGGGGCTCTGTATCTGCTTCAGGCCCTCAAACTATTACTGCAGGACAGCGTAGAGACTCAGTAGACTTAGCAAAATCTAGATCAGCACGAGGAGAGCTTGGTTATTTCCGAGGAGAAAGCGGTACAGGAGGCCCAGAAGCCTTTACGCCAGCCTTCTCCGGTTACAGAAATCGAGCAGAAGGTGGAAATACAGCATTTATGGTCGGGGAGCAGGGACCAGAGCTATTTGTACCCGAAATTCCCGGACGAATTGTACCAAATGATGACATCACTCCTATGACATCTACGAATGTAAGTTTTAATATTAATACAATTGATGCGTCAGGAGTTGAAGATTTGTTAGTTGAACAGAGAGGAAATATAATTGGAATGATTCGACAAGCTGCAAATTCTTATGGTCAAGACTTTGTTGAAGGAGTAGATACATCAGTATTTACCCCTTCAGCTGGAGGAGTAAATAGATACTAATGACAACTTTTACTAGTTATTTAGATGTATTACCTGATCCCAACTATCCCATAGGAGATGCTGGGCAGAGTTTAGCAACATCTAGCGGCGGAACAGCGGGCCCGGGGTTTGCATCTGTTTCTCTTACTTCAGATCAACCTCGAATTAAAGATTCCACTAACTCAGGAAGAATTCTTACTCGATATGTAGCAGCGCATAAATGGAAAATAAAAATTACTTATAATCCTATGACTCGGGAACAGTTTGACCCTGTTTATACTTTTTTACTCCAAAGAAATGCACTTCGCAATAATTATTTCTATATTTCTTTACCTCAAAATAGAGTGCCAAAAGACTCTACTTTTGCTACTTGGAGCGCCTCTAATGTTTTAAAGACTGTATCTAGTGAGACTGTAGGAACTCGATTAATGACAATACAAGGAGACTCCACTCTAGGTAACGCTAATTACTATAATTCAACTACTCATAATACTCCTCTTCCGGGCGATATGTTTACTTTCAACGCAGCTAATTCTAACCATAAAAAAGCATATATGGTGACTCGCGTAGCAACCTCATCTACTTATAATACTAATGAAAATACTCCTGCAGGCACTCATCAATTAGTTATTCATTGTATGCCTACGCTTCAAAAATCTCTTTCAGCAGCAGATACCCTTGTTTTCACTACTCCATTATTAAAAGTAATGATGTCTGGAGATATTCAAGAATATTCTTTAAATACTCAGAATTTATATTCTTTTTCTCTTAATTTGGTAGAGGTACAATAATGGCACTTAGATCAATACATCCAGTATTAGAAGGTTGGTTTGCAAACGAGTACGATTTTGCTTATGCTCATTTAATAAAATTTGAAAAACCAATAAAAACTGAAGCAGGTAAAAGTGCCAGAAAAGCTACAGATTATGTTTACCTTACTGACGCTTCTAGGGATATTATTTTTAATGATGGGTCTATAGACTCTGACGGTAATGCAAATGGTAATCAAGTATACGTAGCAGGCAAAGCACTGAATATAGGATCTGTATCAGAGACTATAGAAGCTCGAGCAACTTCTATGAGTATACAAGTTTCTGCAGCTGCGTTAAGCACGACAGTTATAGATTCATATACAGTAGGTGCATCAAGTCTAGAAGGTACAAAAGACTTAGTTGCTGAAGGTTTTAGAGAAGGAGATACCCTTACTCTTACCAGTTTAGGGTCTAATAACTCTAAAACGGTAAGAATAGAACAATTTGAAAATGATAATAAAAAAATAGTAGTAACACCCTTAGAAACTACTTTAACAGCAACGGCTGCTAATACAACAGAAACTATTACTTTAACTTTTAAAAATCCAGAGGTAGAAGGACTTCTATTAGATAGAGGACAAAGTTCGTATGCTCGGTATATTAACAGAGAAGTATTTGTTTACAAAACATTTATTAATCCTGATAATGGAAGTGCAATTGATACAGTTTTAATTTTTAAAGGAATTATAGCAGGCGGAAAAATAACAGAAGACCCGAATAAATCTTCAATAGTATCTTGGTCAGTAACTAGCCATTGGGGGGACTTTTCTAGAGTTCAAGGCAGACTAACTTCAGACCCCTATCATCGCGCCTTGGACGGAAATAACATTCCAGACCCTCAAGCAACAATTCGTCCTGAATATGCGGGTGACTTAGGATTTTTGCATAGTGAACAAGCAATTAACCTAGTAGCAATTTATCAAGTTATGGAAACAAGATATAAATTAAAGAAAAAGAGTAGTTTCTTTGGTCTAAAGAAAAGCTACTCTATGGAAGAATATCAAGTCCAGGTTGATAGAGAAGCAGACCTTAGATTTAATTTAGAGGCTCGCTATCTTCCTGTTGTTTATGGTGTAAATAAAATTGATAGTATTCCAGTATTTGTTGATACTTTAAATACTGACTCCAAAAAAGTATTTGTAGCCTACGCTTTGTGTGAAGGACAGATAGGAGGTTTATATGATATTTATTTTGACGACACTTCGTCTATTTGCATAGACCAAAATGATTCTGATACACGATCTTCCCAGACTGCTGAAAATACTATTGACGTTTTATGCCAAGGACGCGCAGACAGAGGAGATACGCTAACCTCTCAAAATATAAATTCTTCTACTTCTGAAACCTTTCCTGGAAGTTTCTTTGCTTTCGGGAATAATGATTGGACAAGAAGAGGTGAAAGAGAGTCTTTTTATGTGCCAGGAATAGGATATATTCCTATTCTTTTTAATCAAACTCCAGGAGGCGCTTCTATTTCTGGAGCAGGCATTACTCATGAAAAAGGAACAAGATTTGAAAGTCCAATAGACACTCGATTACAGTTTCATGCGGGTAACCCAAATCAGCCTGCAAATAATCTTTTATTATCAAATTCTGATAATTTTAAAGTAGCAACAGATTATTACACAGGAGATGATCCTTACTGGGGTGCAAATCATAGACTTCTTGATACCGCTTATGTTGTAGCAGAGTATCAAATAGGGGAAGGTGAAACCACTATTCCATCCCTAGAGTTTGTTGTACGAGGAAAAGGAATTGAGTGTTTTAATTATGATTACTCATATGTGCAAGACCCCGTTTTTGTCGGCTCTGATGCTGCCGCTTCTGTTTTTGATTTTGGAGATACTTTAACCCTTAAAAAAGTTAGTGATGATTCTACTATTGGAACTGCGGTTCTTGCTGATATTTATAACATAACGAATATAAATGGACAAACTGAAACTCGTATAAGATTCTTAGAGGACCCGGAGCTTGGTAGCACTACAAATTTTTATGTTCAAGATGGTTCTAATAATAGATTTACTTTAGTAACTTATGATCATATTGCTGTATCAGGTACAGTTCCTTCTGAATTAAAGCATCAAGTTAGTAGTGTATCAAGTAATGTAACTGAAGGAATAGACATAAATCTTTCAAATCTTTCGTCTGCTATGCAAGCTGCACTAAATAACGGAAGTATTTTTTCAATTTTTAAAGATAATTTTGACGGAGAGTTTTCAGCCGATATATTAAATAACTTTTTAGCAAATTTAAATGGTAGTACTCTTGAACAAGTAGGAACAACCGATACAAATTCCACGGAAATAGTTAATGAATACGTAGTATCTGCAGATGGCATTACTCTAGCAAGTACTTCTTCTAATACAGATGATGCTTATAACGGTTATGAAATAGAACTTACTCATAAACATGATGATGGAACTCGTACCATACAAAAAAGGATCATTACAGACTATGACCAGTCTACAAAAGTAGCAACCGTAGATGCTCCTTGGGAAATTCCTCCACATCAAAATGATACCTATAAAATTTTTAGTGTTACAAATGATATTCGAGTTTCTACAAATCCTGCCATGCAGTTATTGGATTATTTAAGGAGCAAGAGATATGGCAGAGATTTAGATTTAGAAGACGATTTAGATAAAGAAAGCTTTTTTGAGGCTGCCAGAGCTTGCGATACAAGATCTGATGTAACTATGGTATTAGAAGACACGCCCAACGGGCCGCCCACTGTCGGAGATATTTATGAGTTGCAACCAAGTAATAGGCAAATATTTCAAGGAACAGTAAAAAGTGTCGAAACAGTTACTATAGGTGGAAATACTCGCTATAATGTTGTATTTACCGATGTTTTAGGAAAACTTGGAATACGTTGGGCAGAGTGGAAGTACCTTTATACGGATGAGTATTTTTATAGTAATGGACAAGTAAGAAAAGCAACAGCGGATGGGGTACTTTCTACTTTTACTGGGGGAGGTAGCACTATTACTGGTATAAGCCTAGGCAAAAAAAGTGGAAATGCTTCTAGTCCTGCCACTATCCCTATAGATTTTACTGGGGCCACTTTTGACGGAAATCCTTTAATTAAATCTTATAATTCTACTACAGATTCTTATACATCTGGTTATAGTTTATATGATTGTGACGATGTAAAATATTGGAGATACTTAGGCTGGGAAGCGCAAAATCAAAGACACGTTACTCGGCATCAAGCTAATTCTGTAATTGACACCTCAAAATCTATTTTTGAAAATATTAATAGCTTATTAGGTCATTTTAATGGAATGCTTCGCTACTCTCAAGGAAAATACTCTTTGGAGGTCAAAACCGCAGCAGGAAGTCTTACACAGTATTCAGGTACTAATCTTGACGGAGAAGTTCATTATAAAGATAAAATTACTGAAAAAGATATTATCGGAAGTATAAATGTTGAAGATGCAGGACAAAAAGGAACGTATAATCAAGTAGACGTAACTATTAACGATCCTCAAAATAGATTTGAAGGTCGTTCTGTAATGATGTTTGATTCTACTTACTTAAAAGAAGATCGAATGGTTCCTAAAAAAGGAAGTGTTCGAACCCCCTATGTCACAAATTACTATAATGCTAGAATTAATGCAAAACAATATTTAGAGGAGTCTAGAGCCGGTTTAAAAATTAATTTCACAATGGTTTCTAGAGGTATTCAGTTACAAGCAGGACATATTATACAAATAGATTATCCAAGATTTGGCTGGACAAATAAACCTTATAGAATAACTAATCTTACTTTAGCCGCTAACTGTTTAGTACAAATAACTGCTGAAGAACACTCAGATTCAGCTTTTATAGTTGCTGCTCAAGAAAGAGGATCAATCAATCCTGTAGATGTTGTTCCCGGAGCACCAGCAGCTCCTTTACCTCCCACCAATTTAAGTGCCTCTACCTCAGCTGCAGGAGGCCTGAAAACAGGGGGAATAGAACTTACTTGGACAAATTCAACTAACTTTAATGGAGCCACCTATGCTACAGAAGTATGGGGAGGCACAAGTAATAATAGAAACTTGGCTTCTCTGTTAGGTATAACCAAGTCTCAAAGATTTGTAGATAATATTGTAGAAGAAGGATTTTTAAGTAAATTTTACTGGGTTCGTCATGTTGTTCTCGTTCCTCCTCAAACAGGTTCACAAGTTGGCATGAAAGAGATTTTTTCTGCGTATGAACCTTCCGGACAGTTTACAGGAGCGCAGGGTGGAGTAAGCGACGGTCGTAATATTACTTTAGACCTTGACAATGATGCTATAACCGTTGGAGGGACAGAGGGCGAAAACGTAACAGGATTTAGCGAAAGTGTTACTGCGACGGTTTATTCTGGAAGCGAAGATGATACTTCAAATTGGAGTCTTTCTTGGAATGTAGAAGTTGGAACAGCAAATACTTCTGTAACGGGATCCGTTAGTGGGGCGAACAATCAAATATATACTCTTACACAGCTAAATAATGGTTCTGGAGGAGAAGAATTTACATATGCAGATATTGTTGTAACCGCAACGCGTAGTGGGTATACAACTCGCCAAAAAGTATTTACAGTTACAAAAATTTTAAACGGAGAAAATGGTGCTGTCTACAAAATACAGCCGACAGTAAATACAATAAAATATGACCCAAATTCGGGAGAATATGAAGGAGGCTCTGGAACTAATAATAATGAAGTAACTTTTAACTTTAAAAAAATTCAAGATGGAGTAACTACTTCTTTCGCAGGTAAATATTCTTTAGATGGAGGAAGTACATTACTGCCTTCTAGCGGTACAGCTACTAGCGCAGGTCCTTTTACTCTAGTAGCAAATAGTACTGAACGCGTTGATATTAATCTATATAATTCTGATGGTACTCAATTTTTTGATTTTGCAGATTGTGTTCTAGTTAAGGAAGGGTTAAGTGCTAGACAAGTAGTTATTTCTACTGACGCTCAAAATTTTATAAAAGCAAAACTTCAAGAAGATACTTATAGCCCCAGCTATATTGCACTTACTGCTAAAAAATTAGGCGGAGTTACAGGAACTGCAAATTGGAGTGGCACTACTTTTTATAGTGATACTGCTTTAACTACAAGTACAACTACCGGAGATACTGTTTATATAGGACCTTCTTCGGTCTCTTCAGGAAGTGTAGTAGTTTCTGTTAGTGTTGCGGATACTTCTGTTACAAATGGAACTACATTTACAGATAGTGAAGAAATTGGGTTACTACTTCAGGGGGCGGATTCAATTACCGTATCTTTATCAAATGATTCCGTAGAAATACCCAGTGATTCTTCTGGTGCTAGTCCTGATTTTGGAAACACTTCTACAAATATTCAAGTATTTGAAGGGTCTACTGCTCTAACTTTTGATGATGATAATACGCAAGCAACCTCCGCTCTTGCTTCAGGTACTTTTGTACTTAGTAGAACAGTTTCTAATGTTACCACTCCTCCCGTAAGTGGATATGGAGGAGATGGAACAACTGCAGCTAGCTCTGGCACAATTACGGCTATATCAGCAGACCAAGGCAGTATTACCTTTAGTGCTCGGGGTAAGAGAGCAAATGGAAGTGAATTTACGGGAATTGAAAAAACTCAAACATTTAGTAAAATTCGAGATGGATCGGATGCAAGTTTAATAACTGTAACTGCAGATCATCAAGTTTTTGTTCAGCAACAAGATGGAACAATTAGTCCTTCTTCTATAACCTTTACCGCAAATCGAAGAAATGTTGGTACTGGAGCAATTACATTTACAGCAGTAGACGAAAATAGTAATACAGTAACTCTTACAGGAACAGGGGATACTCGAACCTTAACCTCGACTAATTTTGATGCAAATTCTAGTACTTCGGTTACAGTTACTGTATCTATAATGTATGATTCTGTAACTTATACGGACTCAGAAAGTATAGAAAGAGTATTAGATGGAACCAATGCACTTGTAGCATCTTTAAGCAATGATAATTTTACAGCAACTTCTGATGCGGATGGAAGCAACCCCATACTTACAAATTCTGGTACTACTATACAAGTTTACGAAGGTTCTACTGCTTTAACATTTAAAGATACAAATACTAGTCTTACGGCGGGCAGTTTTAAAGTAACAAGAGCTCTTTCTAGTGGAAATATTTCAGCCCCTGCAGCCTCTACTTATACTGGAAATAATAGTACGACAGCTATTGTAGGCTCTATAACTGCATTAGGTTCTGATTCCGAATCTATAACTTTTACTATTTCTGGTCAAATGGCAAATAGTGACTCTTTTTCAATAACTAAAACTCAGACTTTTTCAAAAGCGAGAAAAGGCGATGTAGGTATTGATGCGCGTACTATTGTTCTTACACCCAGTAAGCATGTAGTCAACTATAGTATTGCAGGGTCAGAAAGTGATTCAATTTCATTTACCACAGCTACTAGTGGAGTTTCTGCAACTGCTTACTATAAATGGTATATAGATGGTACATTATATAGAGATGGTACTGGACAAGCTTCTCCTTCAGGAGGTACTTCAAACAGTGGTACTTTATCAGGTACCGATTTTGAAAATTATGAACCAGCAATTGGAGATTCAGTAAAAGTTACTGTTGAACTTTTTGAAGGAAGTACCGCCGCACTTGCAACAGAAAAAGCCCAAGACTCCGTAACAATTTATGCTGTGCAAGATGGCTCAGACGCATTCGTGGGATTCTTAACAAATGCAAGCCATTCCGTAGCTGCAGAGAACAACGGCACTTCGTATAGCTTAACAGGGGCAGGAGGAACTTTTAAATTTTATAAAGGTGGAACAGCTACTACTGCAGGAGTAACTTTTGCTCCTAGCAGTACTACTAAAAACGGGTTGACGCTTACCATAAACAACTCGGGTGTTTATACACTAAGTGGCAATAGTTGGACTTCCGATTTGGAAACATTTGATCTAACTGCTACACAAAATACTTTAAATTCAGGAACCGCAAATCCTGTAGTAATTAATCAAACATACTCTATAAGCAAATCTAAAAAAGGAGCTCAAGGAGACCCGGCAGAAGGATTAGTACTTTCTGCTGACCATGAAATTTTTGTAAAAAATAGTTCTGGCAATATTGCGAGTCCTTCGAGTATTGTATTTACTGCGAGTCGTCAAAATATTACTGGAGCAGTATCCTTTAGTACAAGTCCTACAGTAACTCTCACAGGTACTGGAGACTCCAGAACTTTAACCGCTGCGAATATGGGAAGTAATAGTTCTGTAACTGTTACAGCAACTGTTGGTTCTTTTTCTGACTCAGAAAGTGTAGAAGTTGTTCAAGACGGGGCAACGGGTGCAGATGCAATTGTTGTTAGTTTATCAAACGATAATCATACTTATCCTGCAGATAATAGTGGAAATATTACTACCATCGCAAATGATGGTACTGATATAGCAGTATATGAAGGAGCTAGTAAGCTATCTTATAATGGTTCTGGAACTTCAAATGGCACGTGGACTGTAACTCGTACAGACTCTTCAAGCGTTTCTTCCCCTTCTACTTTTACAGATTTGGGAACAGATGCTAGACACGCTGGAATTAGCAGTACGTCTTCTCTGACTTCTGATTCAGGAACAATTACTTTTAATATCAGTGGAAAAACTTCAGACGGCACCTCTTTTACCGCTTCAAAAGTACAAACGCTTTCAAAAGTCCGTAAAGGCGATACAGGAACTTCAACTACAGGGTCTGACGGTAGGCAAAGATATTCTTTTACTCTGTATTACACTGCAGAAGTTTTATCTAGCGCAAATGCTCCAACTCCTCCTACTATTACTAATTATACTTTTAGCAGCGGAGTTATAGCCGGAACTAATTTGACTAATTGGAGTACGTCTGCGCCAACATTTAAAGCATACAATACATCGAATCAAGCATTGACTTGGTACTATGTGAGTGTAACCGTAGTGGAGAGTCTAAATAGTGGATCAGGTACTGGTGATTGTGACAACTCTCCGGGAACGGGAGGAAGCATTTCAGTAGGAAGTTCTACTGCGGTACAAAGTTTTAATGGCTTAGTTGCATTTACAGACTTAAATAACCGTCTTGGATCTACAACTACGATTAATGGAGATAATATTACTACTGGGCTTATTTCTAGTGCCAGTGGTGTATATGGAACAAATGCAAATGGTAACTTTGCAACTTCTGGGACTCATCTGGACTTAACTAATGGAAGAATTAGATCCACTGAGTTTTATGTGGACGGCAGTGGAGCTAAATTTAAAGGCACTCTTTCAGCAGCCAATATTACTGGAAATAATACAATAGGAACCAGTTCTGGAGATAAAATAACAGTAACAGATGGTACTACGGGATCTATAGTTATAGATGGAAACACAAATACTATAAAAATTATAGATGGAGTTAGTAGTCCTGTTACACGAGTTATTCTTGGTAAGTTGTAATAACAACCACCAAAAAAATAATACTTGACATAAAATGTCCCCTTTGCTATAATTGCAACATAGGAGAAAAATAAATGGCGGCCGCAAACTATGACTTAACAATCGACCAAGGGTCGACTTTTGTTATTGACATAACAATAAGCGAATCAGGATCCGTAAAAGATCTTACAGGATACTCTGCCCGGGCTCAAATGCGTTCAACTAAGACTGCCGCAACTGTGGCAGCCTCGTTCACTTGTACTATACCAGTTCCTACAAATGGTGTAGTTAAAATGGAACTTCCTGCAAGTACTTCAAGTGCGATGACAGCAGGACTTTTCTTTTATGATTTAGAAATTCATACAGCAGCAGATGCCATTGTTAAGCGTCTTATAGAGGGCAAAGTAACTCTTAATCAAGAAGTAACGAGATAAGAGATGGCAGATACAACAACAGTACAAATTGTAGAAGAAGTAACAGATCTTTCTGTAACAAATACGAATAATATTACAGTAACTTTAGAGGAGAGTCCGACACTACTTACTGTAAATAATTTTGCAATTCCTGCTCAGTATATGGACTCTGCTAATGTTTCATTCGATGGGCATGGAACACTCCCTGCAGGGAGTGTAAGAGATGCACTGCAAAAACTAGCAGATCAAGATTTTAGGACAATCAGTACCCCGACTGGTCCGAACATTGAAGAGGGGGATACTTGGTATGATACCGATGATAACCAACTAAAAGTATACCGCGAAATTAGCACAGGAGTTTTTGACTGGGTTCCTATAATGGTAGGAAACATCTCACCGGACTCAGACACGCTAGACGCAGGAGCCTTTTAAAGGCGACCGGAGTTTTTAAATGGCTCAGACAATTCAGATTAAACGTTCCCCTAACTCAGGAGGTACAGCTACTCCCGGCTCTTTGGCTGCGGGTGAATTAGCATATTCAGATAACTCAGCAAAACTATTTATTGGACGTCCAAACGATGGAGCTGTCCTTACTATTGGTGGTGAGCTATATGTAAATATGCTTGACCACACAGCGGGAACTCTTACCGCAAGCAGTGCTATTATTGTTGACGCAAACAGTAAAATTGATAAATTACTTACTGGCAGCATTCAAATTAATAATACTGCTAATCAGATTGACACAACCGCAGGCGACTTAATTCTTAACCCTACATCTGATTTAGATATTGATGCGGGCACTATTGATATTACTACTCAAGCTACCGAGTTTTCTATTATTGATAATTCGGCTACTGCTGTTACCTTTAGTCAAGGAATTAATAATTATATTACCCTTGATACTACAAACTCTGCAGAAAAAATTAAGTTCGGACAACAAGTAGAATTTTCAGGAGCTTACACACTTCCTACTGGTGATGGTACTAATGGTCAAGCACTCATTACTGATGGCTCTGGAACAGTAAGTTTTACTACTATTTCTACAGAGCTTGATATTTCAGGAGATACTGGTACTGATACTATATCTCTAATTAGTGACACTTTTGCCTTCGCTGGTACAAATCCCGTACAGACAGCAGTAACAAATAATACTCTTACCATTTCTGTAGATGACGCAACTACTTCAGCAAAAGGTATAGCATCTTTTGATGCTACAGACTTTACTGTAACTTCTGGAGCTGTCGCAGTAAATGCTATTACTTTGGGTACTTCTAGCCTTAATCCTGGAACAACAACTACAACTCTGGCAGGATTACAGCAGCTAGATGTTGATAATGTACGTGTAGATACAAATACAATTTCTACAACTAATACAAATGGAGATTTGGTTCTTTCTCCAGATGGCACAGGTACTGTAACCGTACCTTCAGGGTATAAAAACAGAACTGGATTTGGCACTAATTCTTTGGTAACAAAAGAGTATGTAGATGCAATTAAACAAGCCCTAGATGTTAAAGATTCAGTAGTAGTAGCAACAACCGCAAATCTTTCTGCAAATTATAATAATGCAGGAGGTACTTTAACTAATTCGGGTACTCTTGCGGCCCTTTCTATTGATGGTGTCTCCTTATCTGCCTCTGATAGAGTTCTTGTAAAAGACCAATCTTCTGCTGCAGAAAATGGTATCTATGTAGTTACTACCGTTGGTGACGGATCAACTGCTTGGGTACTTACGAGAGCAGATGATGCTAATACTTCTGCAGAGCTTACAGGAGGTGTGTTCACTTTTGTAGAGCAAGGTACCGTAGGTGCAGATAACGGTTATGTATTTACTCATAATGGTGCACCAACACTTGGTACTACCAGTTTAACTGTTTCACAATTCTCTGGTGCCGGTCAAATAGTCGCAGGGGATGCTCTTTCTAAGTCCGGAAACACTTTAAATGTAAATGATGATAATATTACTCTTGAAATAAATTCTGATACTTTAAGAATCAAAGGAATTTCTACAACTGTAAACGGGGATCTTTTGTATGCTGCAAACGGAACAGATGGAGGATATGCTCGTCTACCTATAGGTACATATGATAGCTCAAATAGTGTTGGTCAAATTTTAATGGTTGGGTCTAGCAATAATATTCAGTGGACAAATACACTCGACGGCGGAACATTCTAAACAATATAATCCTTCGCGTATATACGCAGTTTAAAGAGGAAGCCAAATGGCACAGACGATTAAGCTAAAGCGTTCGGCTACGTCGGGCGCGCTACCTACTACATCCAATTTAGCACTTGGCGAAGTTGCAATCAA